TGAATCAAAAATCATATATTACAGATATTGTCCAAAAACCTGATCCTTCCATTTGTCCTGAGTGCTATGACGGCTCTCATATGCAATATGATTCTAATCTAAAACCTAAACTTCAGGTATAGAATTTAATTTTTACCAATTCCTGGTAAAAATCTTTACATCTGTGACATTTTCTAAGATACTGGTTTCAACATCCTAAAAGGAGGGATAGCATATGGCAACACAGAAGCCGGAACTTCTACCTATCCTTAAGGCATTGCGTGAGTATATCGTCAAGGAGTACGGGGTAAATTATCCTCCGCACGTTCGAGGCGAAGATGCATCCGCGAAAGACATGCCTGCGGATTGGGTGGATAAACTTAACCCGATTACGGGTGGCGAGTCTGTAGGCAGAGATACATATGGTTCCGCTGGCGGGAATAGCACTAAAGGTGCTTCCCAAGGCGAAGATCCGTATATCCATAATTCAGAACTTAAGGAACTGCTTGAAGACTTTGCTAAACACGTTGTTGATGGACAGGACATGCAGCAAACTGGGTCCAGAGGCGCCAACGCAGGATATTCATATCCTGGGCAAGAGGGCCGCGTTCCTCAAGGCCGTGGTCTTGAAATGGAAGAGGAAGAGGTAGAGGAAGAGGTAGACATAGAGGACGAGGACGAGAACATCGAGAAGAACGAACATGAGGAAGAGGTAGAGGACGGAGACGAAGAAGACGAAGAAGGCGTAGAAAAAGGTGGGAACTACGGCATGGAAATGTCAGCTGATGGTGGTGTCGGAGCCATTCTTAAGGACATCAAAGATTTGATGGTAGCTCGAAATCAAGAGAAGGCAGAATTTGCTGATCTCAGGAAAGAGCTAAAGGAAATCAAGAAGTCCGTTCCTGCTGAAATCCGAAATGGTATCAAAAAGGGTCTTAAGGGATTTGGTATGACACCAACTCGCACAGAAATACAGACCCGAAATGAACCTGATCTTGCTCCTCCTACACAGGGTGCAACAATAATGCCGGATCAGCGCATAGGCGTTGAGGGCGAATCTTTTGCCAAGAGTGACGAGGAAAAGGGTCAAGAAGAGTTTACTGATGCCATCCAGACAATCATCGACAAGCATGATTCGAATGACATTCGTGGCACGTTTAAGATGATTAATGGGATGAGGGAGCAGTCGGGTGAGGTTAGTCCTCAAACGCTGTATTACTATCCCCGAACAAATAAAGGGGGTGCTAAGTAATGACAACTGAAAATATTAGCCTTGCTCAGTACATAGCGTCAGCGGAGCGGAATCTTCGCTCTAGCATGATGCCGCCTGGGTACTTTGCGAAGCAAACATACCTTCAGACATCGGATGTGTTCACAGCGACGTACGGGCGCAAGGTCTGGGACGCTCTGAACAACCAGACGAGATTTTGGAACATCCTCCGAAAAGTGCAGTGGGGACCGACAACAGGTTGGCGTGTCAGGACAGACCGGGGTGCGGCAAGATCTCGCCCCGTGACCGAAGATGGCGCAATACCATCTGTTGATGTGTCAGACTATCAGGGAGTCGACTCTGCACCTAGAATTATGGCGACAGACTTTGGTGTATCACTCAAGTCCCAGATCATGTCAGGTCTGGAAGGTGGCATGGGTGACAACCTAGCAGTCGAGCAGGAAGCTGCTGCTAGGGACCACATCAAAGAACTCAACCAAGAGCTTTTGCTCAGGTCTGAGTCTATCGTTATGGCTACTGGTGGAACAGGAGTAGGCACCGTTCTTGGTGCTGGGAACACATTCCGAATTGGTGATACTTTTAGTGATACTAATCTCAGTGATGCGGTCAAGACTATTAGTAACATTAACACCACGACGGGTGCTATTACGTACACTCCATCCGGCGATATAACCGATGGGCATATTGCTTATGTTAAAAGTCGGGCAGGCTTTACCTCTATTGATGACATTGTCAACCAAGACGGTGTTAACAAGGCGGGGCGAGCCGTTCCTGCTGGTGCAGATGTATACAATCAGGCCGCTCGTGTGGCAGGGCAGTGGAACTCCGCTGCTACTGTTCTTAGTGCCAGCGGTGTTGGCAGGAATTTGCAACTGCCTCTGATAGATCAAGCTATTAGGGAAGTCCGTGTAAACGGTGCCGACCCTGACGTAATTCTTATGGGTTACGACCAGTTTGATCGCCTCTCCGCAGTCCTACAGGCGCAACAGCGTTACATGGATTGGGGCGAGTTCGTAGTCAAAGTTGGAGACGAGTCCACGCTCCCAGGTTCACACGCTGGATTCCAGGTTGCCACTTACAGGGGCATCCCGGTCATCGTTGATCCTGATGTGTCGACTTCGTTCGATTCTACGGATGCGGAAATGGGTTCGAACGTGTACGTACTGGATACGAGGTATCTGGAACTCGCTATTGCTGCTCCTACGCAGTATATCGATAACAGAGACTTCTTTGCCGCCACGAAGTTTGTTCTTCGTGGACTCTTCTACACCATTGGTGAGTTGAGGGCACTTCGTATGGACGCGCATGCCAAGATTACGGACCTGAATGCGTAGTTGATCTTTTAGTAATTGGGTTAGGTGGGGCAGTTGATGGACTTCTCGCTCCACCTAGCCCTCTAGTGTTTTCTTGTGTCGCAAGTATCTGGGGAAACCCAGAGAGGTTGGTATTGGCGGAAGCGGCAGGAGAGAAGGAGCATAGGTTACGATGGCATTAGCAATTACAGTGATCCATACAACCGTTTTTGGTAACAAGAGAGTTGTTACTGCGGATCTAGATTTTGACAGTAGTTATCCTACAGAGGGTGAGCCGCTTGTTCCTGACGATTTGGGTATGAGAGGTTTTGACATAGTTCTTACTTCGGCTCAATCTATCAGCAATACTGCTGATGAGGATGCAGCGGCAGACCTTGGTCATAGCCCAGTGTTTGACTATGTGAATAATAAGCTGATCATGACGTATTCAGACTTGAATGCATCGGCTGACGGACCAAGTATTCAGGTTGCTAATGCGGTAGACCTGACAGGTGTTCGTGTAAGGGCACTGGCGATAGGGTATTAGTTTTACAACTTAATAGTTTCGGTGGTGATACGAGTCAGCTCGATCACTCCATTTTTTGATCCATTTAATGGGGTGGTCTTTTTGATCGCCCCATTTTAATTTGGTGAATAGTGGCAAGAAGAAATTGGACAAAGTGCAAATGTGGAGCAAAACTCCATGTAAAGAGTGGAGAAAAGGTTTGCTATGTTTGTAGGGATAAGGATAGGAAGGAGAGCAGTTAGATGCAAAGTCTAAGATTTTTCATTGGAAAGATTAGACCACAAATATTTTTGGCTCTCTGTGTTTTAGGGGCAGGAATGATTATGGGCATTCAATATAATCTTACTGAGATAGCAGTTGGATGCATTGCAGGAATTATAGCTTTGGCAAAAGATGTTTTGCAGAGTGATAGTGGTCCTGGAGATGGTGACGGCGGTACGGGTTAATGGCACGGATACCAGGAAGGCGGAGGAGAAGGAGAGACGAAGAGGAAGAGGAGGAAGAGCTATACGAGGAGGAGGAAGAGGATTCGTCTTTATTAAGTCAGGTGACTGCTCTGAATGAGGAGATCCTGAAGCGTGAACGGAGGATTATAGATCTAGAAGGCAGAACTAAAACATCATTAAGTGGTATGCAATTCATAACAATTGTATTAATTGGGCCGCTTTTCTTAGCATTTGTGACCTTGGGAATTTTGATAGTTTGGAAAACAACTTCGAACCCAACTGTCGTGGCTCCGCACCTGGATGTGATCCTTTTGGCCTTCGCTATATTCGCAAATCCTGTGACTGCTGCTGCGGCAGCAATCATGAGTTTGATGAGTGATGAAATTAAATCTCGTATAGCCAGAGAAGACGAGGAGGCATCGAAGTCTAATGAGTAATAAAGATCAAAAAAAGAAAAGTAAATTTAAAAATAAGAGTTGGAGCTTCGGCTTACCTAACTTATCTTTTAAACTTCCTTCTTCAAGTAAGGAAAGATCTCTGCTCCCCGCTATGGGTAGGATTCAGATACCTCTGCCCACAGGTGTTTATCTAGGTGGCGGTAAAATAATTCTGATTAGCTTATCTGCCATCATTCTTGGGTTTCTGGCAGCGACATTTATCCTTGTAAGTTCAGGTGAGACTGAAATAATTTTCCCTCAAGCTGGTGCTGCCTATACCGCTCCATCTCATGTGGGCGCACAAGTTTTCGATCCTGAGACTCCCTCAGTGGCATCCCAAACTTTGCAGATTAATATGCCAGCAGGGATACGATTGGACGAAGTCAGCTTCACCAATGTTTCATTAGGGAAAATTGGACTTACTGACTCTTTCCAGATTGCAGGAACAAGCACATCAGACCTGATAACAATCGACACACTTATCATAAAAAATAGTGAATTTCCAACGATGGATTGGGCAAATGGAGATATTTACACACTAACTGCTACCTCAAGTGTAGTAGCGGCTGGTCATACATTTAGTATGACAATGGCTAGCACGACTAACGATGTAGTAATAGGAAGTGGTCGTGGATCAACGAGTTATATAGCAAAAGACATGGTAGTTGACAGGATTCTAATCACCCAATCCACAACTGGCGGAGATGTTTTAATTGACACCATGATTTTGGATGGAGTTCGGGCCTTTGCGGGTGCTTTTAACGCAGATTATTTTGAAATTGGTCGTTTAATACTCGAAAATGTACGAATCGGTGATGATGGCGACATAAATTCAGCGGATTTCGTCATAAATTCGTCAGTTAGTATCAATACGGTCAATGATGGAGTCCTTGAGGAGCCAGTTTTCATAAGGTAGGTATTTAATAAATTATTAGGATAAAGGTAAGGAGAAGAAGGGTATGTTTGGAGCGATACGGTTAGGCTTGGCAATCACGAAAAGATTGAAGCAGGCGGAGGATAGGGACGTACTGTTAACGACTATTACGAAAGCAGTGGGAGATGATGGGAAAATATCTCCCATTGAGTGGGCAACAATAGGAAAGAAATTGGGAGTCTTTGATGTGGCTAAGTAACTTAGCTACTTGGTTTAGGCGACGAGTGGCTTCCGGAAAATTGAAAAGTCATGAGTTTGGGGTTGTAAGATTTGGACCAAACCGACTTCCTATGGTGCCATTTAAGCATCCGCATATGGGAAAAGTGAAACTATTCTATGTGGATTCAAAAGTACGAGATAATTTATCAGGGGTAACAGATGACTACGACAGCAGCTAGTATAAGAACAGGCATTGAATC